GCTTGATGGCGCGGTGCGTCTCCACGACTTTGCCCTCATCGTCAAGGGCCACGTCGTCCCCAGTGTACAGCGGCCCGGTGAGCGGAATCTCCACGGTGCGGGTCTCGCCGCCCTCGGCAGTCAGCGTCAAGGTGCCGCTTTCCCCCAGACCACTCAACGCACGGATATTATCCGGGCTGGCCTTGCCTTCGCCCGCCTGGGTAGTCTTTCCCTGAACGGTCACTGCCAGTGCACGCCCGGCCAGCGGGCTGCAGGTGATTGTCTCGCCGCTGGTAGTGAAACGCTCGCAGACAGCCTCTGCCCAGTCGCTAGGGGCGTTATCCCGACCGCTGTCGTCTGCCTTGCCGCCGCCGAAAATCAGCGCGGCTTGAATCGCTTTCAAGTCCATTCGGAACCCTCCTTACTGGCCCACAAATTGGCCGGATTCGTTGGCAATGTAGAACTTGTGCTTTGCCTCCGGGTCGGTCACGTATAGAACCGACATGGGTGCGAAGGTGTGAGAATCGCTCATACCGTCCACGTCCTTGCCGCTGGTAGGCAGCACGGCGGGGGTCTTGTCCGCAAGAATCAAGACCTCGTAGGCGCTGCCGCCCTTCCAGGTTGCATCGATCAGCTTCATGGTGTTTCTCCTTCCTCTTTAGTAGTTAAATGTATGCAACTGTGAAAGACACATTTAGTACACCATTTTGATCCCACCAGACCGACATAGAGTTTCCGCTTGTCGAAAATTTATATGGTACATTCGAGCCATCAGAACGCGTCATACTTTTGACTCCAACGATAGTTCCCGGAGCAGTTTTAGTAAAAGGAGATTCCCAGGATGTAGCAAAGTTTAACGTGGTTGTCTTAATTACACTAGTGGCTGAGTTACACTTTATGGTACCGCCGGAATAATATCCAGCCGAATAAGATTTACTACCACCAGGGTTAAGAGTTGCAGAAATACTGCCTCTATTAGCCATCGTCCCGGTCTGCTTCGACTTGGCGTTGTCTTTGTAGAACGTGTACCCGGACAGCACCTGCGCGGCATTGGCGTTGCCGGAGAGCGCCAGCGTGCCAGTTTTCAGGTTTTTGTTTCCGGCGTAGAACTTCTTCCCGGACAGCACATCGGATTCCGCGGCGGTGGCCTGTGCCAGCTTGCCGGAGGATAATCCACCGCCGCCGTTAAAATCCAGGCGCTGCCCATCAAAGGTAAACAGCACCCAGCGCCCTGCCACGATGCAGTCGCTGTCCACGGCGTCCGCACCGCAGTAGGCCGGGACGGCCTTGCCGTTCACCGACCAGGTATCACCGCTGTTCCACGCGGCAGGGATTTTGCAGCGCCCCACCGCGCCCGAGCCTGTCAGTTCGTACACCGTGCCCGACTTGACGCAGGCGTACACCTGCACGCAGACATCCGCGCCCAAATCAGCAGGGTCGAGCGTGGAGAACCCCTCCGCCACGCGCTTTTCCAGGTCGTTCATCGTCTCGGCGTCGAATGCGTCGCCGTCCTCCATGATGACGCCCTCGGCGCGGGCTACGTCGAACTCATTGTCGTTGCCTGTGGGGGTCAGGCGTCGGCGGGCGGGGTGCTCGCTCTGGCGGTTTACCCAGGTCTTTTTCTCAAACATTCAGATCACTCCTATCGCTTGCCCGGCGCAGATTTCGCCGGTGTATCGCCGTATGCTGTTTCGTCGCCACAGCTCGTGCAGGCTCCACAGCACTTCCTCCATTGCATTGATGCCTATGTACAGCGTCGTGGGATCCTCGGGCAGGTCGGATGTGCCCGGCAGCACAAAGTAGGCGTCTCGCACAGCCTGGATGTTTTGCAGGATCCGCTCCATCTCGCTGCGGGTCAGAAAGTCCGTCGCCTCCCAGTGCCGCGTTGCCACTTTCGCCCCCAGCAGCGACGCCATATAGGCGGTGTTGCCCTCGATGCGGTTCAGCGTCTCGGCGTTCAGGTAGCATTTGTCCGCGCCCTCGGCCACGTTGGCCGCCGTGCGGTCATAAATGGGAATCTGCCACAACTTAGATCAGGCTCCTTTCCCCGGCGCGTATCTCGTCCCCGGCGTAGGCCGCTGCCGTGCCTGAAAGCCTGCGCCCCACGACCTTGGCGTCTGCCACAAAGCCGCCGGTCAGGTCAAATTCCAGCTTGGTCAGCACGCCGCGTACCATCTCGCCGCCAAAGCTCTGCACGATGAGGCGGTCGGCCAGCTTTTCATCCCCCGCAATCATGCGGAAGGTCTGCTCGTACCGCTGGGCGTAGTAGTCCAGCACCCGGTCTGCCACCGCGGCGGCCCGGTCGGGGCTGACCAGCGTTGCATCCGTCACGGTCAGTTCGTTGTCCTGGGCGTTGGGCGGCAGGTTGGCTGCGGCCCGGCGCAGGATGATCGTGCTGTCCACGTACTTGCGCCCGGTCACGCAGACCTCCCCGGCCTTTGCCACGGTCAGGGTGCAGCGGTTCACGCCGCGCCCGGCCAGGGTGGCTCCGGTCACGGTCAGGCTGTCGGCCACAGCCGGGGCGCTGAACGTGACCTGGTAAGTGCCCGGCTCCAGCGTGTCTTTGTATAGCTCACTGGCGGCGTCCTCGGCCTGATAGCGGTGTGCCGTCACGGCCACAGCAGTTATCAGGGGGTTCAGCGTGACCTTGCTGCCGTCCTGGAATTTGCGATCATAGGCGATCATACCGCTGGCCCGGGCCGGGGCAGGGGAAATGCGTATCAGGTCGCTGCGGCTGCAATCCACTACCGCGCCAATGGCAAAGGCGAGCTGCTGCAAAGCCTCCCGCCTCGTACCCGCGGCCAGGTATCCCTGCACCCGCTCGGCGGCCAGTTCCGCGTCCAGGGTGTAGCTGTATCCGTCCAGAATGTCCGCTGCCAGCTCTCCCGCCGTGGTGTCATAGACGCCGCCGTCGTAAGGTGCGCCGTCCAGCAGGCCCACGGCGTCCACGGCGGTAAAGTCCGCCAGCGTGTCTCCGCTGTTCTCCCAGTCGGACAGGTAAAACGTGCCCATGCAGTAGCTCGTGCTGCTGGTGCTGCGTGCCTCGGGGCGCACATCCTCCCAGACGGTCAGCTTTTGCTTGTGCTGCAAAACATCAAAGTAGCCCTCGGGGTTCAGGATAGAGAAGCGCCCTTCCTTGTTGTAGAGCGTCAGCCCCAGCGTGTTGATGCTGATTTCCGCGCCCAGTGGGTCACATTCTTCCAGCACATGGGCCTTGACGATCTCGTCTCCTGCAAAGTGCAGGTAGACGCCGTAGTCCAGCCCGGCCAGCTTCAGGTAGCGCCCCGGACGGTTCGTCTCCAGGAACGTCAGCCGGATGCGGCGGTAGCGATCTACCTTCTTGGCGCAGTAAAAATCTACGGCGTCAGGCGTAAACAGCGCGGAGGCCAGCAGGCCGCCGTCTGCGCCGTACCATTGGATTTTCAGCTTGCTGGCCCAGTCCCCGGTGGGGGCGTAAAAGTGCAGCGTCAGGCCGCTGCTGCTGTGCGCCTGGCTGAACTGGATGTCCAGCACAGGCGGGTCGGCAAAGGCCCCGCTCTCGCCGGACTGCACGGCGCTCCACAGCCCCCAGAAGTACGCCTCGGGCACCTCGGGGAAGAAGGAGAAGCTCCCATCCATGAGCCATTGGCGGCTTTCCAGCGTGCCGTATTTCACCTGGCTGGGGACAGCCTCCACCAGCAGGTCACGGCGCAGACGGCAAAACGGCTGCGCTGCGTCGCAGGTGGGGCTGCTGTCACCTCGGGCCGTCACGTCGTACAGGCCAAATTCCACGCGCGTGTTGGTGCGCATCTGTCCGCCTCCTTACGTTCTTGCGGGTTCCTTCGCGATAAAGTTCACGGTCAGGCCCTTCCAGTAGTTCTTGGCCCCCTTCTTGCGCAGCAGTTCGTCGCCCACGTTGGAGAAGTACGCCTTGAACGTGTAGTCGCCCGCCTCGTCGGGCACCGTGACAGTGTGGAACTCCACAGGCTCCGTCAGCTTGCGCCAGAACCGGGCGTACTCGTCCGGCTTGATGCCTGGCCCCAGCTCCAGCTTGTAGTTGAAGTACACGCCGATCAGCTCGCGCTTCAAATCGCCGGATTCTGTGCGCTCGGCGTATTTGTCGAGAAAATCGGCGGTGCGTTTCAGATGCAGCACGTCAATGTCGTAGCCGATGCCGTCTACAATGACCATCAGTACACACCTCCGCTCACCAGCCGCGCTCCGCGGCGGTTGTTTTCCTTGTCGATGTAGGGGCTCAGCAGCCGCACCAGCTGCGCCAGGTCGCCCGCAAAGCGGATCGTGATTTCCTGTCCGCCCTGGGCCGCCAGCACCTCCGCCAGCGCCTCCTGTATGGTTTCCAGCGGGGCCTCCACGTTCGTGCCATTGGTCTGGTCGCCCAGCACGGCTAAAAATTCATGGTTGGCCGGAATGACCGCACCCTGTGCCAGGTAGGGTATCTGCGGCGCAGTGATAGGGTCGATGTTGAAACCGATTTTCGCCGTGCCCAGCGCCCCCTGCGCAAACTCCGGCACGTCGAAGGAGAATCCGTTCAGCACCCCGATGACGGCGTTCACGCCGCCAACCACAGCCGAGATCATACCGTTGACGAGAGAAATCACGCTGTTGATCGCGGTCTTTATCGTCCCGACAATGCCGTCCCAGATTTTCTTTACCGTGTTGCCCAGCGCCGTCCAGGCGGACGACCAGGCCGATTGCAGCGCCGCACCGGCACTGTTCAGCAACCGGTGCAGCCCCTGCCAAAAATTGCTCCAGGCAGTGGCAATATTCTCCCAAATCTGCATACCGATGAGCTTAATCGTCAGCCAGAATGCGTTCCAGATGGCTTTCAGATTCTCGCCCGCACTGCGCATCTTCTCGGTCAGTATCTCGCAGGTCTCGCTGAATTTCTGCTTGATCTCTTCCCAGTGCGTCACCAGATACGCGATAATGGCCGCCGCCAACACTGCCAGCACAGCCAACAGAACGGCAGGCCACAGGCCGATAGCCCCCACAATCGCCGTAATCAGGGCCGACAACCCGCTCATAATAGCGGGCAGCAGCGTCCCGGTCAGCCAGGTGCCAACCTGGCCCAGCAGCGTTGCGCCCAGCGTAACGAGATGCCCCACCAGAGACGGCAGCACCGTCCCGAGGATAAAGGCCCCCAGCTGCGGCAGCAGGCTGGCCGCCAGTGCAGTCAGCATCACCGGCCAGCTGTTGGCGATAAACGTGCCTACCTGAGTCAGCAGGCCCGCCCAGTCAATGGCTTGCAGGCAGCCCACCAGTGTGGTGCCCACGGCGGCCCAATCCACCTGGCCCAGGATATCGTTGATGGCGGTCAGCACCGCCACAGACAGCGTGCTTAATGCGGCGAATAGCCCCGCCCAGTCAAGTGCGCCGATCATCCCGACCACGTTCTGCCCAAAGGTCGTCCAGTCCGTGCCCTGCACGGCGGCAATCAGCGTGTTCAGCAGGCCGATGACCAGCTTGCTCATGCCGACGGCGGCCTCCTTCCAGGGGATGTTGTTGATGGCGGCATTCAGGCAGGCGGCAATGCCGTTGCCCAAATCCGTCCAGCCGGTAAAGGTCATCGTAAAGTTGTACAGCGTCACGATAGCCGCCCGCATCCCATCGGTCAGGGCGCGGCCCAGCGTGTCCCACTGTATCTCCGCAATGGCCTGGGTCAGCCCGGCAGCCAGGCCCGCGCCCAGGCTGGCCCAGTGGAACGTCTGCATAAAGGTGTCGTAGAACAGCAGCGCCGTGTTCAGCCCCTGGGCCAGCGTGTGGCCGATGGCCTCCCACAGCCCCGGTGTCTCCACAATGCCGTTCAGCATCGTGGCAAGGTTCGTGGCCCACTGTACGGCCTTATCCTGGATGTCCGGCCAGGGGATGGCGTTCAGGCTGTCCCGCAGCTTCTCGCCGATGAGCTGGCCGACCTTGTACCAGTCGCCCGCCTCCACCGCGTCCAGGATGCTGTCCAGAAAGGGGCTTTCCGCGGTAAAATCGTAGTCGGGCACAATGTCGCCCGCACTGCCGCCGCCCCCGCCGGAACCGCCGTTGTCCTCGTCGGATTTCTTGTTCAGCACGTTCAGCTCATCAAAGGCGGCCAGCTCGCCGTTGGCGTCCTTGACCTTTTTCGCCGTACCGCCCGCCGCTTTGCCCACGCCGCCCATGGCCTTGGCTGCACTCGCGCTGGCGCTGATGGTCTTGCCGGTAAAAAACGCCACCAGCCGCGCAATGTAGCTGAACACCATGGCCGCCGCATTGGCAAGCGCTGTCAAGGCGGGCACCAGCACCGCCAACAGGGAGCCGCCGCTGTGGACGCTGCGCCCTGCAAATTGCCCAGCGCCGCCCGCAGCTGGGACGAGGACAGCAGCGCCGTCCCCATCCAGCTTGTCAGCGTGCGCAGGCCGGATGACAGCACATTGAACACCAGTGCGCCGGACACCAGCCGTGCGACCCGGCTGCGGAACTGTGCCGCGCTCTGGGCCGCCTGGGCAATCCGGTCCCGGACCGCCTGCGCCTTGCCGCCCACCCAGGCAAACGCCTTCTGCCCAACAGTCCCCACTGTGTGCAACGCTTTTTGCAGTGTGCCGCTGGTCAGGGCCGCCCGAGTCAGTTTCTCGGCCAATGCACCCGCCGCCTCGGCAGCTGCCCGGATACGGTCGGCGTTGGCGACCCTATTGCCCTGCGCCTGTGCGGCCTGCTGCTCGCGTTCCAGCTGGGCGATCAGGTCGGTATGGCGCTGCTGCAAGGTCTTTACAGTGCTGTTTTGGGCGCGGTAGTCTGCCTCAATCTCGCGGGCTTTGGCATCCTGCGCGTTCAGCTGGGCGGCCAGCTTGTTGCTCAGCGCTTCATCGGCGGTATTGGTCACACCGAACTTAGATTTTCGCCCCGCATCCAGCCGGGCGTTTACCTCTTCCAGCGCGGCGGCGGTCTCGCTGGCCTTCTGGCGGGCTGCTTCCAGATCGTCCCGCAGGGTGTTTCGCCGCTTTGTCTCACCGCCCAGCTGCTTATCCACCGCCGCGATCTGCTGCGCCGTGCTCTTGGCTTTAGCCTGCAATGCCTGCAATTCGGCCTCCGCACCCTTTTTATTGATGCGGGCATCAATGATGATCGAACCGTCGGCCATAGCTTCACCTCCCCAGCAATTCCAGTAATCTTTCCTTCTCCGCCTTATCCTCGGCGCTCTCGGGGGCGCGGATTTTGATAAGGAGGGCGTTTTCTCTCGCAAACTCGCGTTCTTGGTCGTTCAGCTTTTTACCCTTGGCCCGCTTGCTGCGGATGTTGACCACCTGCGCAAACAGCCCATCGCCAATACCGTAGAACGCCCCCAAAAACTCCCACCAGTGCAGGTAATCGCACCGGCGGCAGCTGTAACCCAGCACCTTGTCCACGGCGGGCGCAATAAGAGCGGCGTCCTGCTCCCAATCTACCAGGCGGGGCAGGGGACCGCGGGCTTCTTCATCTTTGCCGCCGCTGATAAAAACAAAAGCCGCCCGCAGCGCCTCGTTGGCGTCGGGCAGCTCCTGCCAGCGCGGGTAGAGTATCTGCAAGCAGGCCATGTACTGTTCCTGTCGGGTCAGTTCCGGGTCGGTCAGGGCCGCCAGCGTATCCAGCACCGCGCGGAAGTCTGTGCGTATGGCAAACACCCGCCCGGCAACGCCCACGGTGGTGGGTAAATCCCAGGCGCTCACGCCTGCTGGCCGGGGGCCAGGCCCTTGTCCGGTGTGGCATACGCGGCGGTGTACTTTTCCATCCGCTTCCGGCTGGCCTTCATGGCGTCGCCCACGGCGTCCTCGATGATAGGTGCAAAGGCGCTGAACACCTTTTCCAGCAGCAGTGCGCCGTCATCACAGAGTGCCAGCGCCGACGTTCCCTTGAAGAACACAGCCGATGCGTCACTGCCAAAGATGTAGTTGACCTGCTCCTTGATCTGCCGGTCAACGTCACTGATCTTCTCGGCGTCCACATCGTCGCCCAGTCCATCCGCCAGCGCCTGTACGGCCTTGCGGGCCTCGTCCAGCCGGGCAGCAATGCCCAGATCAGCGGGGTTGACGTAGATGGTGCCCAGCGGCGTGCCGTCAGCATCCTCGATATCGTAGCTTTTCAGGCCGCGGTCCAGTGTCAGTTTCATAGTGCAGTGCCTCCGTTATGCCTTAGCCCGCAGGGGTAAAGGTCTTTTTGCTCACGTCAAACGTACCCTTGGTCTTGACGCCGGTGTAATGGATGTTGAAGGGGATCTGGTAGCCGGTGGTGTCGCCGCCGTAGCTGACGATCTCGATGTAGCATTCCTCGCGCACGGCGGGGTAGGCACCAGCGCTCTCCTCGCCCCAGAGCTTGACCTCGACGATATCGGTTTTCAGGTCGTCAAGTACCAGGTCGCCGTCGATGATGGCCTGCAGTCGGGAGAACAGCGGGTCGTCCTTCTCGGCGTAGTAGGGGCTGACCTCGCCCTGCTTCTGGTAGCTGTCGATGGTGACGGTGGTGTTGCCCAGGATGTTGTTTTTCTTCTCGACGTTGGCGGACAGCTCGGGGCTGTATTCCTCCAGGTCCTGGCCCAGGCGCACATAACTGGCCGTGCCGTCGTCGTTGGCAAAGTTCGCGTTCAGGTAGTGGGCCATGTATTTGCGTTCGATTTTCATATTCGTTACCTCTCTTTCAAAACCAGCTTGATCTGCAGCTGGTATCGCGCTGTGGCGGCGGTGGCTGTGGTGATAAGCCCCGCGTTGCTCACGGTCAGGCTGTCCACCTCATAACCGGGCACGGCGGGACAGTTGTGGGCCGCCGCTGCGCCCCGCACCCAGGCCGAAAGCCCGGCAAAAAAGTCTGCCGCCGCAATGTTCGGGGCCGTGGCCGTGCCGTAGGGCATGACCGCCTCAAACACCAGGTCGTGGGTGGCAATATCTGCACCCCACAGGTTTTGGCGGTGGCTCTCGCCGCTGGTGCGCAGCGTGTACTCGGTAGCATCCGCGCCCAGATAGTTGGCGTTGAAGCGGTTGCCCCGGTCGATCAGCGGGCACTCGTCCCGCAGCCACTTTCGCGTGGCGTCCAGTACATTCATTTTCCGGCCCTCCCTCCGGCAGCGGCCGCAGCGGCCCGCACAACATCCTCTCGGTGTTCCGCCATGGCGCGTTCAAACCAGAACGCCCCGCGCTCCGGCGCACCGTTGTAGGTCAACGCCCGGCCTGTGGGATGCTTGGTGGGCGGCGAGACAAACCCTGCCAACACGCCGTCCTTAAAAATCGGGATGTTCGGGCCGTACACCTCGCCGTAGTAAAGATACCGGGCGTAGGGTGTTGCGTACACCAGCAGGCCGTCACCCACCGTGCTGGCCGTGATGCCGCTGTGCTTCAGCGTGCCGGTGGCAAAGGGAACCTTGGGGTCACAGTAGCGCAGCACCTCGCTGTCAACGACCCTCTGCACCTTGCCGCCCGGGCATAACCCGCGCTTTTCCAGTGCATCCGTCAGGTCGTCCAGGTCAAGTTTTGCATCATAGCGTATCTTCATTTCAGCCTCCTCCGCCTGCTGGGAGGTGGCCGCCCTGGGCGGCCGGAGGGAGCATCCCCGCAAGCCTCATCCCTGGCCCTCCACATACACATGCCCAATGGCCCCGCCGCGGTTGTCGTGTACATCCACCACCGTCACGGCCACAGCGCCGCAGGTCAGTGTATCACCGGGCGCCGGCAGGGCCGCATCCCCCAGCGCACCGGGCGGGATACGGCATTTCACGCTCAATGCGGCCCGCAGGCCGTTGTCCGCCGCGGCCTTGTGCTGGGCGTACCAGTGTACACCGCGCAGCTCGGTCACGGTCTCCCGGTCGCCGCCGGTGTCAGGGTCAAAGGTGCGGTGGGTCAGCGTCACCGTCTTATCGCAGTGCAGCATCACAGCACCCCCGCATAGCGCAGCGGGTGGCTGCGCGGCAGGTATAGGTCTGCCGCGTCCAGCTTCTCGCGGGCAAAATCTGCCGCCAGTTCTGCGTCCGAGCGGTAGCTCTCCGATTCGCCGTCGGTGTTGGCGGCACTCAGCCCCGCCGGGCGCTCGGCCCGGGCGCGGGTGTAGCGGTCCACAATCTCCGCCACAGCGCAGACAGCTTTCTTTACGGCGTCATCCGCCGTAGCGCCCCGCTGCAATCGCCCAAAGGTCAGGCAATCGATGTAGGCCGCAGCCTGCCGCTCTGCCGCCGGAAATGTCTCCTTCGTCAGCAGAGCGCCGCAGTAGGCGCTCGTATAGTAGGTAAAATCCGCATACATTCTCCGGGCCTCCTTACGCTTTGGCCAGCGTCACAGCGACCGGCACGGCAGCATCCGCCACCGTCACAGTGCCGGTGGTGGGGCGGCAGCCGTCGGCCTGCACGCTGTACGGATAATCGCCCGCACGCAGGTCAAACACCGCCGTGCCGTCCGCGCCGGTTTTCTTGATGGAACCGTTCACGTTGACGGCAGCGCCCTCCACCGCCTTGGACGCGCTCTTGACCGTAAAGGTCACGCTCTGGGTGGTGTAGGCAGTGGCGGCCTCGATGTAGGCAAAGGGCACGTTCACGCGGCCGTCGTTCAGGCGGGTGGCGGGGTTCGGCAGCGCCCAGCCCATGCGGAAGGTCACGCGCAGCGCGATCATATCCTGCTGGGCCAGGTTAAAGACGATCTCCTTGGTGGCCGGATCCTGGATGACCGCCTGGTCAAGGATCTTCACGTCGATATCCTGGCGAATGGCATAGACCAGCTGCTTGAAGTTGCCCGCCACCATGCGGGCCACGCTGGTGTCAAAGCTGCCATTCTCGGGGAAGAACATCGGCGCACCGTCCAGCGCGTAGGGGGTCGCGCCCTGCATATCCTTGGTGTACAGCGGGTGGCCGTTCTCGTCCTTGATGCCGCGCAGCGACGCCTTGGCGGTCATGGCCGCCACAACGCCGTCCACCGCATAGCCGCAGTTCTCGACCTTGCTCAGCAGGCCGTCCTCGCCCATCAGGGTGTCGTAGGTGATGCCGCCGGATACGTTGTTACCCGCCTGGCGTGCAGCGGTGATGATATCGTTCTGCCACTCCGCCGGGCGGTTAATGCCAAACAGAACAGCCTGATCCACGCGCATACCCACCGCCTCATTGACGCGGGGCGTGACCTCACCCAGGATATCAAAGTCAGCATCCGCCAGCACTGCCTCCGGGATGGGCACGATGACGGCCAGCTCGGCGGCGGTCAGGTAGACGTTTTCCCACGCCTGGCGGGACGTCTGCTTGAAGCCGGTATCACCGTTGACCCAGTAGGCCAGCGGCAGCATGGACAGCACCGGCACGCGGGTCTGCTTGCTGGTCATGTTGGGCAGCTTGCGGCCCAGCTGCATGACGGTGGAATTTTTCGGCGCATCCTGGAAGATGGTCGGCACGACCTGCTCGCGGATCAGCGCCTCGGCGCGGGAACGATCAATGACATTCGGCATAATTTTTTACTCCTTTCCATTGCCAAACGCAGCACGCAGCGCTGCATTGGCCTGTTCGCGGCCGGTCGGCTGTACCGGGCTGCCGGGCGTGCCCGCCGCAAAGCGCGGGCACGTCACCTCGGCGGCAAAAGCCAAAGGGT